GCCCGTTTTGGTGTGGCTGACCCCGAACGAGGTTCGAGGCCTTCAGGTTGTCCCGGCTGCGGACTATTTGGGTTAAGACAAAACGAACGAATTAACGATCACCCCATCGTGGGTGGTCCGGTTGCTCGAGAGTACTAACTGCTAACTTGTAAACCATAGTCAGTTTTCTTCCTCACAACCAGCCCGCCCCCAACGGAGCAGCCTGAAGCTGAGTTTAAATCCCCTTTCGTCACAGTGTAAAACACCGCAGTCAGGTTCCTTCTTGGGCCATACCAGGCCAGCGGAAGTTTAAGGTCTATACGTCGTGAGACCACAGGGCACATCACTTCAAGTGCATGACAAGAAAGTGACGACGACCTGAGAAGAGTTGACCAACGCCGCAACCAAGTAGTCAATGGTGGCATACGAACTGGTGTTCTGAGTGCCCGTAACTGTGATTGGGTAAATGAAGGTCAAATTTCTCGCGTAGGTTGTGCCCGGCACACCCATTCCGAAGATCTTGCTCTGAGTGTTGGCCGGATTAAATGTCAGGAAACTGCGCAGTGTGAGGATCGGGTCCGATCCGCCGCTGGGGTCACCCAACTGAATCTGCCAGTGCACGAGGTAAAACCCCTTCTTCAGGGAGAAAACCTCACCGGCAACAGTGACGTTGCCAGCGTTTGACTGGTCTGGGATCCATTGTTGGAAACCCGGGTAACCGGGGCGAAACGTGCCCGTCGTGCCGCCACCCGCTGCCAACCACTGCGCCGCAGTGTAGGGGACAGAAAAGGTGTCGAGCGTCCGAGAAATGTCAAACGCCGCGGGCGCGGCGATGGGCTGCGCAATGAGCCACTCCAGCTCGTAGTCAACGAAGAGCGTCCCAATGACCCCGCCAGTCAAAAAGTCAGACATGGCGACAATCAACTTCCCTGCGTCATAATCGCCAAGGTTGTAGTTGTCGGGGGAGTCAGAGGTGCGCACAAGTTTTCCGCGAGCCAGAGTGTCCTGCATAAAAACCGGTTCCAAACGCAACTCGTTCATCTCTTTGAACTCGGTGATCATCTTGGTGAGACTGGGCTTGCTGTTCTCAGTAGTGTCGGCGTCCAGGGGCATGGGAGAATTCACGTCATACGAGAAGTACAGCGTGACCTTTCCAGCCTTGCCTTGGTCGGCAAAGACGCCGGCAGTCGGAACAAACCTGTAGCCAGCCTTGCGCACACGATACCTCTGAAAACCGGAGGCCTGCGTCGCCGCCCAGGGAAACATGGTGGTGTCTCCCGGTTGGAAAGTGTGCGCATTCAAAATGATGGTGTTACCCGCCGCTGGTGCAATGAGCTGCCCAATAGGCTCGCTCTTGACCACAATGGGGCCACCGAGTGGTGAATTGTTGTTGCCAGTCATGCTTCTGTACTTCAAATTTGCTTTGACGCCGAAGCCTTCACCGGAAAACTCGAACGACCGCGCGCCCTTGCCCTGGCCCTTGGAAGTACGGGCACTTTGCCCGACTGTGGTAGACTTGGATGACTTGGGCTTGGACGGCTTGTTCGATTTCTGGCTTTTGCTTGGTTTCATTGCTGCTCATGAAGAAGAGTGAAAGACGGAGGGTGCTTGGTAGTGTTGAAAAGTTTTATGTAAGGGGATAGACCAAGCTCTAGAGCCCCAAACAACCATGAACCGCATGGACACGGGTTCCCATCGTTTACAAGCCGGATGGTAAGGCTGAGCCCCATATGGGCTCAAATGCTGCCTGGCGCAGCAGGCGGGGCGGGAACCACGGATGCCTCCGCGGCCTTCGCCTTCTCACTTACTTTACCAGCCTTCTTGGGGCCGGCTTTCGGTGGTGCCTGCTTTGCCTCACCCTTCTTGGTCGCCTTGGCCGCCGGTGGTTTGTCCACTTTCGGCGCCTTAGCAACAGCTGGGGTGGCCTTTGCAACGAGCTTCTCGCCTGGCTCTGCAATAAGAGGATTTGGAATTCTCGGAACAGACAGCAGCCCTCTCGGGTCGCCATGCTCAACGAAACCATCCTTGTCTGCCTCCTTCGGTAGCTGGAACAATGGTGCGGATAACAACAGACTACGCGGAGTCTCCGAGACCCACAGCTTAAAACGCTTGACATCAAACCCAGGCATCAGTCCTAAAACCAATTCCCAAGCCCAATGTCCAACATTATTCGGCCATAGCTCAGAGTCCGCATAATTCTGGACCCACCAAGAAACGTCCTTGCTCAAAGTAGCAAACGAATGCAGGTGCGGGAAAGCATTAAACACGCGTTCGGCCCACTGGCCGATGATCGGAGTATTTCTATCCGTCAACATATACGCAAACGCTTTCTCCACTGCCTTAGCCTCGGATTCGTAATTTCCGGGGGTGGCGAGGTGTAATTTTGACAATGCTCGGGGCACATCGCAAATGCTGTTCCAATCCCCGTTCCAGACGTCCGGTCCATACCGGCGTCCAAGGAACTGGACCCCCAAATCGCCGCGCTTGACAATGTTCACTTCGTAAACTTGCCCAATGCGCATGGCCGATTGGATGATCTTATCAGGGTCTGCATCTGCTGTGAACCCATCGTCGCCAGCGTAAAGGCCGAGTCGTCTATAAGCCTCCTCAGGACTGTGTCCGGAGTCTCTCAACGACGTGTAATGTATAAAAGCATTACGGAGCGTCTGGGAATTCGACGTACGAGGATCTCCTGACCCCCACTCGAACTCGCCCAGATACTTCAGCCCAAACGTGGAAACGACTGGCAAAGACTGAGACTCGGCGTGAAATTTCCGAATCTCCTCATGGTGAGTGATGTTAAATGCAGCTAGATCGACTGCAAGATCGACCTCCCTCGCCGCCGGCGAGATATGTCCATCCATACGATTAGCATCATCATCCGCGATGGTTTTGGCACCAACGCAGATCTCAGCCACGCGAGTCGCAATCTCGGTCGGTGTCTTGCCCGGAGCATACCAAACGCAAGCCTTAAGAACCCGTTGCATCGCGTACATGTACCGTGATAATGTCATCTTAGCCCCCGAATCCACAATAGTGATAATCCGGGGTTCGGTTACCTTCTGGTAAGCCTCTTTCTTCAAAAAGACCTCCCAAAAGCGCCGAAACCATGAGACAAGCCACATGCCTTGGAAAAGAGTCCGCTTCTGCCGCGGTTCCGCCTGACGTTCTGCAACGTCATTTGGTTCCACGGGGTGGAGCGAACCTCTAATTTCAGGTGGCACGACAAAGTTAACAAACTCCGTCAAGTACGAACGATCATAGGAACTCAAAGGCACATTCGATCTGTTCTGGAGGACACGGCCCTCGATGGCAGCGCGCTCATTATTCTTGCTTATAACCGGCGCAAATCCATCAGGAACTAATGGACTCATAATGCACCGCATAGCTGGTTTAGCTGTCGGATCGGGTGGCGAATTCACATAGGACGCCTCAAAAGCCCGAACGCCCTTAGCCACGGGATAGACGATAGCGCGTGGGACAACATGCTCGCAGTTCAGAAAATAATCCAACAAAACAGTGGAAGTTTCCCGAACCCAAACAATCTCATCCGCGTCGCATTTCATCTTGACGTGGCTTTGGACGGTGCCCAAAGACAGGGTGACCCCTGAGTTTTGGGCAACAGACCGAATTGACTCGTCGACAGCGACCGTGGTAGTAGCACAAAGGTAATGGCCACACCGAGCCGTCGAGACAAACAAACCATCCTGCGTCTGCAAATGCATTCGCACAAACTTATTGTCATCCCCGACGACGGGGTCGAATCGCCGAATCACTCGGCCCGGCAGCATTGCTCCAGCAATGACTGACAACGGAAACGTATAGCTTGCGACAGGGCTCAACATGACCAGCTGATGGTAGTCGAGGACGTTCTTACGGTCAACAGCGAAAGTAGCATATCTGGCACCTGTCCTCGCAATGAGTACATCGGCACCATAATCCCACAACTGATGACTATAAGACGCCCCGCCACTAACGCTAGTCGCGAGAGTCCCGTCGGGACCAAATGTCCAGCAAACCTCCCCCGTTCCACGAGCCGCCGCAGGCGGCACCATGGTATACAAGATGAGAGGATGCCCAGCAAACGTAGTTGCAAGCTCCACAGGCATGTTCATGTAGTAATCGACATCGACTAGCACAAACAAAGGGTTCGCGGGCGGATCCCAGCTGCTCGGTATTGTCTCAACATCCTTCGGATCGAAGTAAGATCGAGAGCCAACGCAGCCGGCGTCCACATCCCGCTTCGCCATCTGAACAAAGTACGCGGTCCTACCCAATGACTGGGCGACGGCTATACAATGCTTCGAAGCGGCAAAGCGAGCTGCGGCAGAGAATCCGTGGGTGTGGTTCTTGCGTCCAGCAAACCAACCAACATCCGAGGCATTAAATTGCGTCCGACATTCCCTAGAGACCCCATCACCGATGAGGAACTCCGAGAACATCTGACGCCACCAACGCCTCCACGAGCCAATGTTGTACCAATCGGATCCAGCGATCCACAAGTACACACCAAGCAAGGTTAAACCAATCAACATCCCAGTAGCGAAAATCGCCCAAAGCGACATGCTTACCCAACTAGTGCAGGACATCAAGCAAGACAAGTCAGAGTAGCTACACATAAACTGGCAAAATCCAGAATAATACGCGCGGCATCTCGAAAATTGGAGCTGATAAGGCAACCAACTGACATAAGTCTCACAGACATAGTGCTCTGTCGAGGTGAGCCAAGCATGAACGGGGTTCCAGAAATAGGCAATGGTCCACACGCCTAATTCACGGAACCCAGCGAAAATCACGCTGAGACGGGTGATGACCGAAG